CATGGCGAAGATGGTAGTGGAGGTGCTTTAAGTTATGAATCTGGTGGAGATTTAGCACAAGGTACAGGAAATCAACCTATTGCACTTGATGGAGTAGGTAATGCAAATGATGAAAGTACTAGTGGATATTTATATTTATTTAATCCTAGTTCTACAACTTTTGTAAAACACTTTATTATTGTTAGTAATGCTGACATAGGTAATGCTAATTGTGTGACATCTTCTGTTGCAGGATATTGTAATACAACATCAGCTATTGATGCAGTGCAATTTGTTCAACAATCAGGTAACTTAGATTCAGGAGATATTTGCTTATACGGAATTTTATAATAAAAGGAGAAAAAAACAATGCCAAGATATCATAATATAAATGGTAACAAAGTACAGTTTACAGCTGAAGAAGAAGCTGCAAGAGATGCTGAAGAAAAAGCGTGGGCAGATGCTGCCCCTGCTAGAGCTTTAGCTGATCTTAGAGCTAAAAGAAATAGACTTCTTGCTGAAACTGATTACTATGCTTTATCTGATGTTACTATGTCAGACGACATGAAAACATATAGACAAGATCTTAGAGACTTGCCTGCAGGTAAAGATACTGTTGAGAAATGTGAAAACGCTACGTGGCCAACTAAACCATAATAATGGCTAAGAAGTTTAAGGCATACGTTGAAAGACCTAAGCCTAAGAAACGACCACGGGTACACAAAAAATCAAAAAACAAAGACGAGAAAAGATCATATAAAAAATATAATAGACAAGGGAGATAATGTCAGTTACTTTAACACCACAAAATGCAGCACAGTATGGCTTTACACCACCTAGTGGTGCGGCAACTACAGCATTAACTTATTTTACACAATCAGGACAGCCTACAACTAAAGCTAACGCTTATTTTACAGCACCATCAGGTGGATATTCTTTTACAGGTACTTCTTCATCAAAACCTAAAACACCCGCTACACCCGTAGATACTGTTTTACAAAAAGGTACATTAACACCTGCACAAGGTGAACAAACAAGTAGTTCTAAAGCAGTATCACTAATTGATAGCTTATTAACAAAAGCTACTCTACCAGTGGGTACAACTATATCACCAACTTTGCAAAATGTTGGTACTAACGAATTAATGGGAACTGGTGGTCTTACTACTACAGTTCAAGCTACAACACCTACAGCACCCACAGCACCAACTATAGCTACCCCTGGAACTATGGCTAGTGTAGGTGCAACTACAACTACACCCCAAGCTGCAGCACAAATGACAGCTGCACAAGTTGCAGGACAAACTCCTACAATGACAGCTGCACAAGGAACTGTATCAGCTCCTGTTACAGCTGCTCAAGGCACTATTACATCTGATGCTACAGTAAGAGGTCAATTAGCAGGACTACAACAAGAAGTAGAAACTGCTATATCTTCAGGTAATCCTTTACCAGTATGGGCTAGAGGTGCTGCAAAAGCAACCGAAGCTGCAATGGCTAATAGAGGTATGAGTGCAAGCTCTATGGCTGCACAAGCATTAGCTGAAGGTATTATGAACTCAGCTATACCAATAGCTGCACAAGATGCTGCTGTATACAAAGATATGATTTTTCAAAATCTATCTAATAATCAACAAGCAGCACTAACAAATGCACAAGCATATCTACAAATGGATATGGCTAATCTGTCTAATAGACAACAAACTAATTTAACTAATATAAATACTAGACAGGCATTTTTATTATCTGACCAAGCAGCTGCAAATGCTTCTTATCAATTTAATGCGTCTAGCCAAAATCAAGTAAATCAATTTTACGATAGATTATCTGCACAAATTTCAGAACAAAATGCTGCTAGAGTTGATGCAATGAATAAATTTTCTGAAGCAGAAAAAAATAAAGTTAGTGCACTAAATGCACAAAATACTATTGCAGTTAATGAAGCAAATGCAAAAAGAGAAGCAACTATAAATCAATATAATGCTACACTACAAAACAATAGAGATCAGTTTAATGTGACTAATCAAAGAGAGATAGATCAATCAAATGTAGTTTGGAGAAGAGCATTAAATACAGCTAATACTGCTGCAGTAAATGCTGCTAATCAAACTAACGCACAGAATTTACTAAATATATCAAACTGGGCTCTATCATCTGCATGGCAACAATGGAGAGATGAGGCATCTTGGGTTAATACATCATCAGAAAATGCTGCTAATAGAAATCATAATTTAGCGATGGCAGCTTTAGAAAGATCAACAGTATTAGACTTACAAGATCAAGCATCAAAAGATTCTTTATATGAATTAATTGGTAGATTTGGATTTAATGTATTTAGTGCATCAGGAGGAAATAATTAATGTTTAAATTAAAAGACGTATTTAAAGTAGCAGTAGTAGGAGCTGCAGGATATTTTGGTGGGCAAATAGGTGCACAATTTGGAAAGCAGACAATAGGTAAAAAAATAGGAACTGCATTAGGTCAGAGTTTAATGAGTAGAGGATCTGGTAGTGAACCTGCTTCAGCACAGTTTGCAAGAAGTGGTGTAAATTTAAGACAATTTGGTATGCCTACTGGTAGAACTTTTGCAGCTGGAGCAGCTGGGGCAGTTCCTGGATCTACTATAGGAGGCATAGCTAGGGTAAATGATGCCATGGGTATAAACGCTATGTGGGAAAACAGATTAAATAAGTATCTACTTAGAAGAAAAGCACTATCAGAAAAAACTATTGTTAAGGTTTAATTTATAGGAAATATAATGAAAGAACAAGAATACAAAGAAGGAGTTGGTAATCCATTTGATTCACCAGTTCCAGGACAATCACTAACAGATACCCCAGGTAATTACCCTTGGGAGCATCCACCACAATTTGTAGATCCTGAAGAAGCAACAGAATATATTTGGACTACATTACATCAAAAAGAACTTACAGAACAATTAATAGGTATGTTAGATGCAGGTGTGCCAGTAGAAGCTATTGGTAGAACTATATTATTTGCTGGATTTATGGAAGGTAAATTTTCACCAGATCTTGCTTTTATAATTACAGAACCTGTAATGAAAATGATAGCAGCTATAGGTGTAAATGGTGGTGTAGAAAAAATAGTATTCTCATTAGAAGATTTAACAAATAGAAAACAAATAAGAGCTATCACTCAAGTTAAAATGGCTAAAGAAAAAGTAGAACAAATAACTGAGGGAGTACAGGAAGATATTAAGAAAGCAGGTTTGATGTCTAGACCTGAACCAGAAGGAGAAGAATAATGTCAATTGCACGAGGAGTATTATCAGGATTTTTAAAAGAAGGATTAGAGCAAAAAGATAAAAGAGATGAATTTTATGGTGATATGGTTAGAGAAGTTGGTCAAGAGTTTAGAAAGACATCACAGTTATTTAGAAAAGACGAAGAAAATATAGAAAAAAGATTTAATTTAATATCTGCAGCACATGGGCCAAATGCTGCACTTTATGCTAGTTATAATGGTCTTACAACATCTGATGCAGGAACTAGTTTAGTAATAGATACTTTAAATAAAGATCCTAATAAGAAAAAAGAAATAGAAGAATTTGATTTTCAAGGTTACGATTTTAATACTGCTAAAACTCAAAGAATTATGGACTTTAAAGATCAACAAAAAGATGCTATAAATTTAATAACTAAAAATCAAGGGTCTGGTCCAGTAGCAGAATTATTCTTTAAAGATATGAAAGCTATGGACACAGGTACACAAGTTACTAGACCTGAGTTAGATTTACCAGCTTTAAGTGATACACCTAAAAGTTTTAATGATTTTATGGCATTACCTATTAACGAAAAAAGACAACTTCGTAGTGATGCAAGATCAGAGTTTGATGCTTTAGCAAGAGATAAAAATACTAAAAGATTTAAAGATAGTTTTGCTGAAGGTTACGATCCAGATAGGGATGGTCCAAATAAAGATGAGTATGCTTTTAATAATTACTTTAGAAATAATTATTTACCAAAAGTTTATAGTATACCATTTAAATCACCAGGTAGATTTGAAGAAGATAGTAGAGTAAATCAAGCACAAGATGCTATCAATAGAGCTAGAGCTGCTGGAGATGAACAAGCTGTAGAAGCTATAAAACAACAGTTAAGAACAGATTTAGGAATATCAAATTTAGGCGAACTAATAAAGTAGTTTAATGGCTAATCCTTACGATAAATTTTTAAATACAGAAAGTATTACTAAAGGTAGTAACCTTAGTAATCCTTATGATCAATATCTAGGTGCAGGTGATCGTAATGAAAGTCTTTTTTCTACATCTACAGAAGATCCACCAGTAGATTATACTAAACCTTTAGAATTACCTGAAGAGAAAAATCCATATCTTAAATTTGTAAATACAGGTGAGTTTAATACAGGGACAGAAGAAGATATAGCATTAAGTAAAAAAATAAGTAATGCTTTTACACTTGGTTTTTTAGATACAGCTAGAGGTGTAAGACAAATGTCTACATCTGATGAAGAAGTATTAAATAAATTAAGATCAGATCAAAAAAAACTATATGAAGATTTTGATGGTCCTGGAGGCTATTTAGTTGCAGCTGCTTACTTTGGTGGTGCTATAGTAGATCCTGCTGGATGGTTAATACCTGTAACAAAAGCTAGAACACTATATAAAATGGCTAAGTATGGGTTTGTTACATCTGGTATAGCTGGTGCACTTGGTTATGTAGATGAAGAAAGTATATTAGACAGTAGGGCTAAACAAGCTGCAGCATCAGCAGTGGGTGGCTCAATACTATCCCCCTTAATAGGTGCTGGAGTTAAAAAATTTAAAGGTGAAAAAATAGAATTAGGAATACCAGGATTTAAAGGTAGTAAAGATATTGATATAAGTATAAAAGCTGCTGCTGCTAATAATTTGCATAAACAACAATTATTTAACGAAGCTGGTTTAAATAGAAGAGACATTGAGATTAGAAATAAAATTGATGTACAAGAACCAGAGAAATTAAATGATATACCTAGTGGCAAAGCAGATATGCTACGAGGTGTTAGAAAATTTTATAAACAATTTACTGATATGTATGAAGAGAGAATTGGTAAACCTTTGTACGAACAAATATCAGGTGATAAACAAGTAATGATACCTGGAACACGAATACCTGTTAAGGGATTAACTGGTGCAGAACTTGGAACTGGTGCATTTGGTGGTATATATGCTTATCAAACAGCTGAAGAAGAAGCACCAATAAGCACTAAGTTTGGTAGAATGGGTATAGGTTTTTTAGCTGGTGCAGGTGGTATTAAACTTACAAAAAAATTAAGTAAAACAAAAACTTACAAAAGACAATTTGGGAAAAATCAAGAGGATGAAACTGTAGAAGTTACTGAATCTTTATATGATTTACTTGGTAGATATTTTATAGATAATTATAAATTGCCAGCTAATTATAAAAAACTACAAGCTGGTGCACAGGGTCACGCTGCAAATATAGCTTCTAGATTTTCTGATTTAGCAATTAAAGTTCATAAAAATTTAACTGAAGATGAAAGTAAAATTTTATTTAATATGCTAGAAGGTGACAATATATTTAAAGTGCAGACAGAGGCTTTAAATAATTTATCTAAAGAGGCTAGAGATTTAATCACAGAGGTTGCACAAGATTACGTTGATATGGGTATATTATCACCTGCAACTTTTTTAAAAAATCAAGATACATATTTAAAAAGAACTTACTCTAAATATAAAGATGAACCTAGAGAGTTTGGTGAAGAATTAAAATTAAGAGGTGCATATCAAAAAGTTACTAAACAAGAGTATGAAGATTATTATAAAGATCAAATAGCATTTACAACTACATCATTAAGAGAAAAACCTATATTTGAATTAGAAGATGTTCCAGGTGCAAAAGGTAAATTAAAATATTTATTTGAAGATGTTGCTGGTAAAAAAGAAAGATTAAATAATCATAGAGGTTGGGAACTTTTAAATACTAGTGAAAAAGATTATGCTAAACTAAAACCAACTGATGAAGTAGAAATTAGATGGGAGTTTACTAAACCACAAAGAGTGGGTCTTGGTGAAATAGAAGATGCTGGATTTGCTATAGCAGAAACTGGTAGAGCTTTTTCTAATACATTACCTCAATTAAAATTTTATGATAATTTAGCAAAACAAGAATATACATACACAAAATCTCAATATGCAGATTTACCACAAGAAGTAAAAGATACTCTTGTTAAAATGCCAACAACTAAAATTGATGCTAAAAATCCTGCTTCTAGATTTAGATATGGAAATTTAGCTGACAAATATGTTCCAGAAGAAGTATATAAAGATTTACTTTCAACTACTAAATTTTATAATACTACAAGTAATGAGGCTTTAAAATATTATAGGGAAGGAAACTCTCTTTGGAAAGTATCTAAAACAGCTTGGAATCCAACTGTACATACTAATAATATTGTAAGTAATTTTGTATTACATGATCTAATTGATGCAGACTTTAAGTATTTACCTAGAGCATATAAAGCATTAATGACACATAATAAAAATAAAAAAATTTCAGAAGTAGTTGAAT